TCATATAAGAAACACGTTTATCTATCATATTTTTAACGTTAGCCCTGGCACGCGCAACAGCGGCTGGGCTGGGGCTGCGTGGCTTGGGTCTGGGAGCGGGAATCCTGGTGGTCATGTTCCTCATAAAATTGGCGGCAATCTTCTTATCGAGAGCCTTCTTTTCCGCACGCTTCTTGGCAGCCATACGCTTCTTAGCCGCCTCTGGGTACATCTTCGCGAGAGGCACATTGTTCATGCTGTTCTTCGCCTTACCCTTGATGGAACCACAGAGCTGCTTGACAGTCTTCTTCTCTGTGTTGATGCCATACTTCTTGGCAACCTTCACCACCTCATCTTTCTTGTAGAGACGGCACTTTCTCGAACCGATCTTGAGATCACCCGCCTTGTCTACGGATACGAGTACTGGAGTCATTGTTTAGTATATAATGAGAAAATTACTGGTCTTTATTAAAGGGGGATGGGTGTCCTACTCTTCTATGTATATTTACTCTCACGTCTCACGAAGAAACCCAAATGGAAAAAAGTCAAGGCAAAGGCTCGTTGGGTTTAATTCATATCCCCAGTCTGAAGGAACTTATCAATCTTGTTGGCGATGCTCTTCCCGATACCAGGGACCTTTCGGGGACCCTGTGAAATCTCGGCACCGTGGGTGACTTCAAAATCAAGACCGCGGATACCTTGAGCCGCCTTACGATAGGCGCGAACCTTGTGAGGATCATCATTTGAAGAAGCGAGTTTGTCAAGATGCCAAGCGATCTCCTCGTTGGTGGAGACTGGATTAGACTCCATAAAGTAATCATCATGGGTCTCGTCAACGGCTTTGGACCTCTTGAGCTTCTCAAGTTTCTTAATCTTACCGGTGTCAAGGAACTCGTTAATCTTAGCAGCAATACTCTTACCAATACCCTTCACCTTCCTCGGACCTTTTGCAAGCTCATCGCCATTGGTGACCTTGAAGGGGAGGTGCTGGACCGCATACGCTGCGTCATCGTAAGCTGCAGCCTTGTGAAAGTCTTCCTCAAAATAGGCGAGGCTGTCAAGGGCTTCAGCCAGTTCCTCATTGTAGGAAACAAAATAGTCCTCGTCATCGGACTCGGATTCAGGGTCATTAGAAGCAACAGACTCAGTGTCGGATTCATTTAGAACAGTGCCAACCCTCCGAATCTCATCATCAAGAAGTTTCGAGTTGAGCTTCTCAAGAATGGCAACTCGCTCGTCTTCGGATTGCTTGTACAACTTCTTGAGTTGTTCAATCTTGGTACGAGACTCGGCGTTCTCCTTCTCGAGCTTGAGGATGTAGGTAGCAATGGAAGTGGAGTTCATGGTGGTAGACATTTGAAGTGAATTACTTTTATAATGGTTTGGGGTGACTTAGGTGTTTAAAGAGTATAATTATGATAAATTAAATGATAACTCTCCGACCTAACATAATACGACCAAATGTTCGCACACATGCTAAAAAAGATGACTTTGTGTCACCTTCGGATGCCCCTGGTGAAGGGAACCGCCGTTTTCCAACATGGGATGAGAATGAGATTAAAAAAATAAATCCCGTCAAAAAGTTCCTAATGGATGTCTTCAAGATTGAGGAAGTTGACCATGAAAAGTTCCGCAAAGAAAACAAATGGGCCATTCGCCCAAATAAAAAGGATTAAAAACAAATGAATATTAGTAATTATAATATGGATCTAAGCAAGATTCCCAATGTTGTTAAGCAAATCCTTCAAGACCGTGAGCTCCCTATGAACAAGAAGATGACAGCCTTCATGATGTTCATGCCAAAACTTCCCAAAGACCCCAAAGTTGACACTTTCGTCAATGAGAACCTCGTAGTTGGTGAAAAGATTAAAAGTCTCATTGATGAGGGTAAGATTGAGTTTGGGAAGTTTGACAAAAACTTCAAGTTGGATGTTTCTTGCCCTAAGTAACCACAGGTTCTATATATTTCCATGTAAAATGTCTCCCCTTTTCGAAAACGAATCTGTCTACAAAATTAGTGACTCGTTCACTATGAGGAACATCCTGAACATCGTAGAAAAGATGAACGTCGCTATACCTCACCATGAGTTTGAACCCGAACCTATCAGTGAAGGTGGTATTCGTGTGAAACTAGATGGGGAGGGATACAAAACATTACGTTTCAATTTTCACAACTGGCCTTATTTTGGTCGCCACGGTGTCAAAAATGAAGATCTTGATACAAAATTAATTGTCAATGACTTTACTGGTAAAGGAAGAATGTATTCCCATTTCAGAACTTTGTATGGTGCACCTGAATGGACGAAAGATGAAATTAAATGTATTAATAAGATTATATCTGAAGAAGGGATGAAGAAGCTTAGGGTTTAACATACACTGGTAATGAACCATTTGGTGGTTTCTTACAGAATATCTTACAGTCACATCGTTTGTTAGGGCAGATGATCTGCTTTTTAGTAGCGTTGCATCGTGTCGGTAACACGATATCTTTTGAAAAAAACCCCGAAATGAACCGTCACACGAAAATTGACAACGTTCATCAGTTTCTCTGTGGAATAAATAACCAGTATTTTGTTAAAGTATAAAAAAAAATAATTGTATATAATAAATGCCAAAACGTAACAAAAATCTAATGATTATCGGAGCTATCATTTTCGTGATAATAGCTATAGTTCTGATGAAAAACCCCCAGGCGGAAGAGTATTCCAGGGGAGACATTTGTAAGGTTAATGATAAAAATAATAAATATTATGGAAAATATGACATCTCTGGATGTGTAACTAAGAAGGACAAATCGTCTTGCATTGGAATGACAAATCGCAATATAGGTGATCGTGCTGTCAAACCTTGTGGTTGGAACTGTCATGAATGTGATAGTAAAAAATTCAGGGGGAATGACCTTGCTACAAGAAGGCGAAAACAAAGATGTCTTAGGGAAAATAACTGTTACGGGTTCAAACCATCTGATGAATGGCTAGCGCGGTTTGGGTAACCTTAAATCCTTATCCGCCGTGTAGTATGTCTTCCCCTTAACAACAAAACTATGCACTCTCGCGTATCCCCACGCTTGTGGAGAAGCTCCCGGACGATGCCCGGTTCTCCACGCAGCGAGTCCCCTATTGTACACCGTCTTGAGAGTCTTCAAAGGTACGCCAGTAGCCTTAGCAATTTCAGGGAGAGATTTGGCTCCCGGATACATCTTTCTAAACTTTTGCGTGTAGGAAGAGGTCTTTGTCTTCTGTCCCTTGTCCGTCTTGAAATCTTTGTAGTCTCTCCGGAGCATCTTCTTGTAGCGGGTCTCCACATCTTTGAGGGTTTTGAGACCTCTGAAATATTTGAGGGGTGCATAGATCTTACCCTCAGATTTACGCAGTTCCCCAACCTTCTTGGTAATCTGAGCATCGCTCAGAGGCATCTTACTTTGGACCGAGATAATTTATAGCTGTAGATATATCGGGATATACACATTTACCAAACCTGACACGTCCTGTGTTAGTGTTATAGTACCCCTCGTGACCATTGAAGAAAGCCTTGTGAATATGACCCATATAAAAAATACAACATTATAATAATCAACGGGGATGGGTCTTTCAATTATTACGGGAAATATGTTTTCGGGTAAAACTTCAGAACTTATTAGACGACTTAAACGCTTTAAAGTTATTGGTAAGAACATTCTCGTGGTCAATTCAGCGAAAGATACTAGGTCTCCAGATGAAGTTTTGAAGACCCACGACAATGTAAAGTTTAATTGTCACAAAGTACATGATCTTTATGACTTGATCTATAAAGATGACTTTGAGATTGCTGATATCATCGCCATTGATGAAGCTCAATTTTTCCCCCGTCTCAGAAAGTTTGTGGAGTATTGCCTATTTGAAAATAAGACTGTAATTATCGCAGGTCTAGACGCTGATTCATTTCAGAGAAAATGGGGGGAAATTCTTGACTGCATTCCACTGGCTTGTGAAGTTACCAAACTTTCAGCTCTTTGTATGTATTGTAATAATGGAAACCCAGGTCCATTCACGAAGAGGACTGTGGACAACAAGGAACTAGAACTCATCGGTGGAAGTGATATGTATCGTGCGGTATGTCGTAAACACTTAGAATCTCTTGACATCTAAGATAAGGACAATTCTTTTCTGCGTTCCAGTTTTTATGACACCGTGGATATTTGCGTGATCAAATAGAAATTCTTCACCTTCCTTATGTTCGTGTGTTCCATTCTCGGTATAGAGTGTGCAATCCCCACCACTCTCTATAGTGAGATGATACCGAAGCAATAGATTCGTTTCAGCACGGTGTGGAGCTAGAGACATAGGACCATCCATCACCGAAAAAAGTGCTGTATCTTTATTAATACATGGTATCTGTTTGATTAGGTCATATAGTATAGGAAAGTCTTCCACTTTGTAGCAATAATAATTTGTATTCTTGTCAAACCATGGATCAAGTTCATGAAAGAGATGTTTATTGGCACTCTTTGAAACTTCTTTAAACTCTTTGCGAATTTTATCGTAGTGTAACTTGATAAGCCAAAGACCAGAGAAATTTTTTACATTGTATTCTGAACGCCAATCTATCAAGTCTACAAGAGTATTCCTCATACCCACAAGGGGTCTCATTGGTGTTTGAAAGTACAACCTATCTATAGGTGACTTTAAATAGTCGTGGAGTACAAGGACCAGAGGCAACACCAGGATGGGCCACATTAATTTCTTTGTATAAAATAAAAATGCCCTATTACGGCAAGCGAATGGAAAAGTACACCCCACTCCCAACTAACGAAGTTGACACTGTTGAGAAGCGTTTTGTGATACCAGCGCTCCCTAAGTTCACCATCGTCCAGCTCACACTCCTCGGCCTCTTATTGGCCTATGCTTGGACTACCCGCAAGATGAACCGCGGTGCCGTGTCCACCGTGGCCCTCGCGGTCGGTCTGCTCCACATGTATGATCATTTCTATCGTGTCAAGCGTGGCGACGAACGTCTCTTTTTCTTCCCCGAGGCTAAGAAGGAGGGCTACTGTGGTGCATGCCGTAAGTAAGTATATTTTATTCCTCGTGAAATATAAGAGACATGCATGTCAAAATTATCAGAAGCCCCGATCGTAAAAAGAAGTTCAGGGCCATCCTCGGGGATGGGAGAACCGTTGACTTCGGGGCCAGTGGATACTCGGATTACACCAAACATAAAACACCTTCAAGAATGCGTTCCTATGTTCTTAGGCACGGTGGAAGAGTTCCTAGACGTACTACTAGTGAAAGAGATCCAAAAAAAATTCAAACATTAATGCTCAATGTCAATTCCAGTGACAAGGAGGATTGGAAAATCAGTGGAATTGATGGTGCGGGATTTTGGTCGCGTTGGTACCTTTGGAGTTACCCAGATTTTGAAGGTGTGAAAAAGTTTATGTCAAAGAGGTTTGGAATTAAATTTCTAAACTAATAGTAATGATCATCATACTTTTGGTGCTTTTCCTCGTGTCATCACTGGCAGTTGGTGGGTATTTCATATATCAGGAAATACAAAAAGAACAGAAGACAGAAGACATGTTAGCTAAGACGACTGAAATAGCTAAGACACCCGGTCTTCACCTATTCTCAGAATGTGAATACAATGGTACGGCTTTAAGAGCAACAGAGAATCTTCCGGTATCTGCAGATGATGAAATAATGCTTAAGGATGATTTGGGATTTAGGTCATTTGTTCTTACAGATGGATACAAAATAGATACATACTACACAACAGATCGCACAGGTACTAATATAAGTTATACTGGACCACAAGAAATTCGTTGCAAGTCTAAGAGACCTATAAAAGGTCTTAGACTTTACAAAGCTTAATTAAATTTGTAAACTAATACTAGATGTTTGGCCTAATTGTCATTCCAATTGTATTTTTGATATTTTATCTTTTATTCAGGTACAAGAGGGATCTAGGGATAAAAGACGAAGAGAACAAACCACCACCCATAGATCCAAGTGCCCCAGGTGTCCACTACTACAAGGAGTGTGACTACATGGGTGAACACAAACATACCGATCAGGAAACAACTGTGACAGATGACTTCAAGTCGGTTCGCGTCATTGATGGTTTTGATGTGAGGGCTTACAGTACAGATGATATGGAAGTTCTCCTCAATTCAAGTCGGGGTACTTCAACCACTGTGAGGTGCACACCCTTCAAGAGTATGGAAATCACTCGTGATTAAGTAGATCTTCAAAAGTTACCAACTCCCCAGTATGAATGAGTGATGCAAACTTAAAATCTTTATCACTCATTGAACTGTTAGATGGCTGCGCCTCGTGGTAGACACGCTTCATATACATGTCAATGTCATCAAAATATCTGAGAAGTTTGATGAGATCTTCATCACGTGCGATATCCACCATCGTATCAAACTTTGCTTCTGAAAACCAATAACGAGAAACGTTGGAGACACTTGTGTTACGTGTGATAAGTTTATCCTTGATAAACTCTTCAACAGGACATTCTGGTTTGGCACCGATCTCATCAGCTTTGTAAGAACAAGTCATGAGAACGTGGAGACCACCGCTGATCTTCTTGAGGAACTGCTTCTTTTCGATGTTGAGAGACATTTTGTTACTTGAAAAATATAATTACAATGTATGACTTAGGTTTTAGTTATTCGCGAGACCTCTTCTTCTG